CATTAATAAGCTTATCTTTATCCTTAGAAAAATATTTAAGCCATACATAAAATCCATCAACAAAAATTTCTGCTAAATAATCTCTAGCTTCTGCAACTTCATCAGATCTTATTATTGTTATCATAAAGTTCCTCCACCGCTCAATTGTTTTCTAATTATAACATATTATTATTTAAAGCAAAAATAAATCAATATCCTTTTGAGTAGCTCGTCTTGTTGGTGTTTCATTAGACATAGTCTTAACTTCTAATTCAATTAGTTTTGCATAAACCTCAATATCAAAGTACTCACTATCTTTAATTGAGATGCCAAGATGAGCAAGGTTATAAATGATATTAGCTGTTGTGTTTTGCTCATCTTGAATATCTACTTTGGGTCTTGTGTACCTTCATTACCACCTAACATTAAGGTGATTGTATTTGAAATGTTTTCAAGTTCCTTCACATCAGATAATACGCTAAAATCCAAATCCATCAAGAACTCATCATAGCTCTTTTTTGTGTATGGCTTATGCAGAATATAGATAATTCTAAAGAGAATATCAATGACTAATGCTGCATCGGTTTCATCCTTATTTAAGTTCTCGAGCTTTTTAATGTCACTGAATAGTTCAGTTCCAAACACACTACGATAAGAAATAATGGTAAAAAGTGAAGACCTTAGTTTAAGATCCTCACCTCTTAGATTAATTGTTTTTTCCATACTAAACACCTATAACAGGTAAAGTTGGAACTTGTGCAAAGAACTGTTGATAATTTGTGTCACCAAATTTTGCTATCGTTCTAATCACAGATACGTTTCCAACCTCAATAGGTCTTGCTGTAATTGTAATACTGACCGCATTGGGTTCGATTGACTCTGCTTTTGTTTTAGTCGCATCACTAACTGGACTTGCAGTACACAAGAAATACCAAATACGTCTTGACTTTACATCACCTTGAATCTCATATCCAAGTGCGAATGTTTTAGTTCTATGATTGACAATCTCTACTAGGTTGCCATTAGAATCTCTTGCAAACCCTAATATATCAACTTTGAAATCATCGTCAAGTTCAGTTAACTTTAAGGTGATATTAGATCCACTGCTTGATGCTAAGGTTGCGACAATTTTATCATCTGCATAAACATCTGTTTTACCTGCAATGACTTCTGCACTAAGTTCTTGAGCTCCGTGTAGTTTTTTAGGTGTGCCAAAGTCCCAAGTATCATCTTCGGTTGGTGTTGCAATTGCATAGTGGACGTTCTTAAGTCCAAATGTTACTTTATTGCTCATTTTTATATTCCTCCATCTTTATTTCATAAATTCGATAAATGCCAGTATCAACTAGTGAATACTCGCTAATCATTCTAAAATCAATACCTGCATTTTGTAATACTTCTTCTAAACTTGATTCAATTGTTGTATCTTTTGTTTTGGTAACAAGCGTAATTTGAATCGTCACTTGCCTAATTAAATACGAATCATCCGCATAGACCTTTGGATTTTTATTCAATTCCTGGTAGACAATAAAAGGTGGTTCAGCATTATCAGTTACATAAAGAGCATAATGAACATTACCTGGTATGACTTCGTTAAGGAGTCCATAAACGTATGTTAATCTTTCTTTAGTTCCCACGTATAATCCTCCTGATATCATCCAGCATTTTAGGTGTAAAGTAGTCAAATGCAGGTCTCATGAACGGTCTTGCTGCTACATACTTTCCATTCTTATGTTGAAAACCAAATTCAATCAAATGTACCAATCTACCCTTTTCTTTTGCGTGGATGACAATTGTTTTTGTGTGACCTTCACCAATGTCAGTCTTTATAAACTCATCGGCCATCGCACCTTTTCTACCACTTCTTGGTGTATTTGCTATGACATACTCTAATATCAATGTTGCTGTTTCATCTAGTTTCTGTTCAAGTTCCTTTTTAACTGACTCGGCATATTCTGATATTTCATGATTAATTTCATCGACAAAGTCATTCAATGTAGCCATGAATATCACTTACCTTCATTTTTGTTTCAATTAAGTAGAGTTCTATAAACTGTCCTTGAATATATGTTCTTTCAATTTGATAAATCAAGTCATCAATGATTGCGTATTTGCTGCCATCATATAAGAAACTTTGAATCTTCAGAGCTACGTCTACTTTGTATTCATTTTTCTTACTCTCATAGTACTCTTTAGATGTCACAGACTTAGATATGCCTATAACTTCTTTTTTTGAAATGAACCCATAACCTTGATTACCGATCTCATCTTTGATTGATGTGATCTTTAATAATGTCAGTCGAATATTGGGACTACTCGGAAACATGATACTCACCACTTGATAATGCTAATTGATTCAAGAGCATGTCAAAACTCTTTGGTAAATCTTTAACAGAACCATCTGCTTTAAACCCAAAAAAGGTCTTGCAGTATATAACCACTAACGAATGAGCTAGTGGATGGTTTTCTACAACATTTGATGTAATACCTGTCGATACGAGTAAGTTTTTGCATGCACTGATATGATTATTTAATTCATCGTCAGCATAGGTTTCACTGATAGGAATTAATAATGATTTCTTTACTGTTTCAAGTAGTCCCATATTCTAACCTCTATTCTATTCTTGCTTAGGCTTTCTTTTTAACTCTTAGGAAGCCTTTATATCCTACTACGTTACCGCCTGTAAATACGGACGCTTTGTAGCAGATGATGCCGTCTTTAAATTTGTAATCATTAGACTTGCTAATCTCAACAGGTGAGAACACAGGAACTTCATAATTGAGTAAGGATCCATATGCAAGCCCATATTCTCCAGCTACAGTATTTGTATCAGAAATAGCCTTACAATGAGAATTAATGATATATGGAATACCATCAATCGTGTTGTTGATATAGTCAATTGTATGTACTTTTCTACCTTCTGCAGTGCGTAAGCCAGCAAATGCTCTTAAATCATTCTTGTTAAGGATTAAGTACGCTCCACCTTCGACTTCTTCATCGCCACCATAAGCAAAGATGATATCATCTAAAGTTGAATCGGTAATCGATGTGATTTCTAGATCAGTAGTATCAGATAGAGCGATTGCCTTATCACTGAAGATTCCTGTGAATGTGTTGGATGTACCTGGACCTCTTAGGATTTGTTCACTAATCTTCTTTTTAAGGGATAAATTAATATTCTTTAAAACTTCAGCTTGATATGGTAAGTTAGGTAATTTTTCTAACTCCTCAGTGATTTCTGTATAAGCAGTCACCTTAACTTTAGTGATTGTTAAATAACCATACTCAGGTTCAGTTTCTGAATAAGGTTCACCCTCTCCAGTTAAACCAGCAATACCACTACCTTTAACAAATGACTTCTTGTAAGTTTCACCACCATTTAGGTTTACAACTTTTACCTTGTCAACTAAGGCAGATACTTGTGCGAATGGATGTGGTGCAATGCCATCAGCAATGTGTTCAGGTAATAGAATCTCTTCACTTGAAACTTGAATGACTCTGCTTTCTCTTAGGTTCTTACCACGAGTTTCTAATTGATCTTTATCTACTTGATTCGATCTTTCAACAACGACTGGATTGATTTTCGTCTTGTTTTGAATAGCAAGTTTTCTTTCAATCGTGTCCTTTTCTTTATTGAGTTCATCAACTTCAGCTTCCAATTGTTCTAACACTTCAAGTGTTACTTCTGCACCAATCAAACCTTTTATTTCAGTGATGCGTGCTTTAATTTCATTACTTCTTTTTTCTAAATTCATCTTCTTATTCTCCTATTTTTATTTTCAAATTTAGTTTTCTTCTTATAAGTTCAGCCTTCTTATTTTTCTCTGCTAAATCCATAGTCTTTAGTTCTAAGTCCATAGCCTCTAAAGAACGAGCATAAATCGAAGTCTTATCATAAGCAGGTGTGTCAACGATTGAAACATCATATAAACGTTCAATCTTTCTAATGTATCTCTTTGGAATATCACCATCACGATTCCATTCCTGTTCACTCACAACAAAAGCAAAGCTCATCTTATCCAATAAGCCTGATTTGACCATCTTAAAAATATCTTGATTACTTTGTGTATCAAGTAGCTCGGCTCTAATTTTTAATCCGACATCATCACTAGTTAAAGTAAGTGAGCCGTTTTTAGTTCGAGCGATAATTAAAAATGAGTCCATGTGGTTATACTTCATTGGCACATCTTTGATTGCTGTATCAGTGATTGCACTTCTGCTAATACTTTCAATAAATCCATATGATTCATCACCAATTAATGTGGGTTCATCATAAACGATCGCATATCCTTCTAAGATCATTTTGTTATCAGCATCTTCAAGTCTGACCTCTGCTAATCTTGTTTCTTTCTTCATCGTTTCTCAACCTCCTTAGGTTTTGTTACTTGCTTTTCAAACACGTATTCAAGTTCATTGTCCTTGTATGAAAACTCACTAATCTTGTGTGTCTTACAAAAGGTTTCAATCGTATTAATCTTTTCTTTTTGTTCTTCTAAGACCGTATTTAATACATCTTTTGAAACCTTACCATTAATTGTTACTTTCATTTAAATCATCCTTCCCTACTTGATATTCGTTTGCTTTTGTAGCATCGACATAATTAAGTGATTGTAATCTTCTATCACCGTTTTCTACTGGTTCAAGTCCTAATAACCCTCTTGATTCATTCAGTGACATGATGCCTAAACCCATGAGTTTCTCAATCGCTGTAACTTTCGTGTTCCAGGATGCGTATTGAAGTCTTTCACTGTAAAAGATAATCTCTTCACCACGCATGATTTCATTTTGAGTAAGCAAACCTAAAGAAAAAGCCTCAGACATTTGAA